CACTACACAAGTAGTACTTCTCAGACAGTAACAGCGGCAATTTTGTCTCCTGCTACTGCTGGACAGATTCAACTATCTCTAACAAATGGACAAACGGCTGCAATGAAGTCAGGTCGTTACGTATATGATGTCGTTATTACTTCAACTTCTGGTATAAAATCCAGAGTTTTGGAAGGTTCAGTAAGCGTACTTGAGGGGGTAACTGTCTAATGGCAAGACTCAGATTTGGAGATCAATCAGTACCAAGGGTAACACGGGTCGCCACAGGTGGTGGCGGTGGTACTATTGGTGGTATGTCTGATGTCGATCTCACAGACACTTCACAAGGTGGAATTGCAGATGGTGCAGTTCTGGTTTACGACCAAGCCAATACAAAATTTGTTCCAACAAACGTTCTTAATAACATCACTATCAACGGGGGTAGCTTCTGATGGCATCAAATATACTCATTAAAAGGAGTACTGGTTCAACCGCACCAGGCACCATTACATATGGTGAATTAGCACTTACTACAGGTGCAAACGGTACCCAAGCAAATGCTGGAGACAGACTATTTGCTGGAGATAATAACGGTGCTGCACAAGTAGTTGGTGGTAGATACTTCACTGACATGTTAGATCATGTCGCTGGAACCCTAACCGCTAGTTCATCTGTACTAGTTGATAGTAATTCAAAGATTGATCAGTGGAAAGTTGATGACATTGAGTTAAATGCTAACGTCATTACAACCTCTACTACTGATGCTGACCTTATCTTCCGTGCAAATGGCACAGGTAAGTTGGTAATCGAGGATGGACAAGAATTAGAATTTGGTACTACAGGTGATGTAGAGTTCTCATTTAACGATTCTGATGCTGTCGTAGACATTAAGCGTGTTGCAGGAACCCCCGACTTGCGTATCGCTGATGATATGAAGCTTCACTTCGGTAATACAAAGGATGCTTCCATATACTATGATGAGACTACCTCAGATAAAATTCAGGTAGAAGGTGCTGATTGGAACTATGCTGCTGGTGTTACTGCAAATTATGCAGATACAACCGACGCTTCTAACGTATCTACTGCATCTGTAACTTATGCTGGTGGTATCGGAGTTGCAGCAACTACATGGACTAAAGATCTTAAGGTTGATGACAACACAACAATTGGTACTGCTGCTGGAGATGCTTTAACAGTTAATGCAACTACAACGTTCCAGAACGGTGTAACATTTAATGGTACAACAACTATTGCTGGTACTACTAACCAGACTGGTTCTATTGAAATTGACAACCTTAAATTAGATGGAAACGTACTTTCCACTATTAACAATATTCAAGAATTGATTATTGACCCATATCCTGCAGGTGGAGACGCTGATGGTTTGGTCATAATTAAAGGTGACCTTCAAATTGATGGTACTACAACGACTGTTAACTCTGCTTCAATGAGTGTTAACGATCCTACCATTGAATTGGGTGATCCTACTACACCTGTTACAGTTAAAACTCTTGCTACCTTTGCTGGTAACGCAACAGTTGATATTCAAGTTGATGCTGTAGAACAATTACAGGCTGGTGATTCAATCACTGGTACTGGTATCCCTGGTGGTACAACTATTGCTTCTATCAACACAGGTACAAAAACCATTACATTAAGTGCAGCAATTACTACTGACCAAGCTGTAGGTGCTACCTTAGTTACCGTTAGAGGTGCTGATGATGCAATGGATCGTGGTGTTAAAGTCCACTACAATGCATCTGGTACTAATAAGTTTGGTTTCTTTGGTTATGACCGCACAGGTGGTGCAGATGGTGCTGGTGCTTGGACATTTATTGAAGAAGCAACTGACACAGGTACTGTATTTGGTGTAACTGGAAACCGTGGTACTGTTCTTATCGGTGACTTAGAACTCGATAATGATCTTGTAGTAGAATTCGGTGGTACTGGAGTTGGTACATTTACCACAAATGGTATTGTATTTGGTAATGGCACAAGTCCATTACAAGTTACTGCAGCTGCTAACACTGCATCTCCTGGAACTAGTCCTGACGTAGCTGATTCTAATCAGATACTAACAGTAACTGGTGCTGGAGTACCTGTATGGACAAACACCATAGATGGTGGAACTTTCTAAAATTTATGAGTTATGAACGGACAAATTGTTATTGCTACATTACAGAAAAAAGTTTCTGAATTGACCCTTATTAATGTGATGCTGGAAGCGCAGATTCAAGATTTGCAAACTCAGTTAAATAGTATGAACGAAGACCAACAATCTGAGAATGCTTTAGATGGCAACGAGAATCAAGCTAAAGAGATCGACGACAGCAGCAGCAGTCCCGACGACTTCTAATTTAGAAGACGGGGAAGTTGCGCTTAATATACAAGATCGAAAATTATACGCCAGAAATGGTGGAAATATAATAGAAGTTGCTAACCAGAAGCCGAATACGGGTGAGGTTACAACTACTATGCTTGCTACTGACTTTACGAATGGTCAGGGCAATACTTGGTATGTTGCAACGGTAGGAAGCGATAATACAACTCTCTCTAATGGTGGTGCTGGCGGTAAGCATCCAGACACCCCATTCTTAACAATAACAAAAGCACTCACAACTGCAACTTCGGGAGATACAATTATAGTTGCTCCAGGTGAATATCAGGAAACATTCCCAATGACTGTTCCTGATGGAGTTACTTTACGTGGTACTAATCTTCGTTCTACATCAGTTAAGCCAACCAGTGTATCAAATGCTAATGATGCATTCATTCTCTCTGGTGATTGTCATGTCTCAGATTTAACTATTAAGGATTTCTTTTATGATTCTGGTAATGATGATGGATATGCATTCTCTCTAGTAGCATCTAAAGATTCTGTTAAAAGTCCTTATGTAGAAAGAGTTACTGTAACTACTAAAGGTAGTGTAACTTCTGCTAGTGATCCATATGGATTTGCTCAAGGAGATGCTGGTCGTGGTGCTAAGTTGGATGGTGCACAAGTAGATTCTGGTTCACAACATGCTGCTGTTCTTTTTAACGAGTGTACATTCATTACACCAAATCAAGTTGGTCTTAAGTTAACTAATGGTATTCGTGTTGAGTGGTTAAATTCATTTAACTATTTTGCTTCTGTTGGTATCCAAGGTGTTCAGGGTGCAACAGGTAAGTATGGTACTGGACAAACTCGTTTAAAACTAGGTGGTACTAGTGGAACATTCTCTGCTACTGAAGTAGCATATCAATTAGAGGATAGTTTCCAGTCTGGTACATATGCTCGTGCAACTACTACAGTTACCTTAACAAGAACTGGTCATGGTTTAGCAAGTAATGATTACATCTATGCAGACCATATTAGTGGTGGTGCCACAGATAATTTCTATCAAGTAACTGTAGTAGATGCTAATACTTTCACTTATACAGATTCAGCATCTGGAACAATTGCTTCTGGTAACGTAACTTACAAGAAGGCAGTTGCTCGTGGTGTACTAGCAAGTAATGATGGTACTTATGTTTATATTAATGGTAAGGGAACTGGAGAGTTCGTTACCACAACCAAACCAGCAAAGACTACTAGTAGATTTGGTGACTCACAGTTAGATACAGCACAAAAGAAATTTGGTACAGCATCTATATTATTAGACGGAACAGAAGATAATGTAAAGGTTCCAACATCAGAGGACTATGGATTTGGTACTTCAAACTGGTGTCTTGAGGCATTCATTAGACCCAATAGCGTAACTGGAACACAGCATATATTTGACTTAAGAGATGCTTCTGGTACAGATACTGCACCTAAGCTTTATTTGAATGGTAGCACACTTCATTTTGGTGTAGGTAATACTTCAGTTCGTAGTGGTGGTACTCTCGCTACAGGTACTTGGTATCATGTTGCTGTTGCAAGAAATGCTGGAACAACAAAACTATTCCTTGATGGAGTAGAACTAGGTACTGGTGCAGATACTAATGATTATGGATCCACTAAACCAGTTGCTATTGGTTCTGACTATCAAGCAACTCCTACTGAAGCATTTAATGGACATATTGATGAAGTAAGAATTAGTAAGGGTGCTGCTCGTTTCACTGGTGCATTTACCCCTACAACAGGAGAATATACTTCAGACCTTAATACAGTACTATTACTTCATGCGAACGGTGACGACGCTTCTACTACCTTTACAGATGAATCTGGTGGTACTAGTGATATTAGATCTAGCGGTGGTGACTCTGCTACATCTGTTATTACTGCTGACTATTCTCAGTTTGGTGCTGAGTTACGTTCAGTTGCTTCTGCATGTGTATATGGTACCAAAGGTGTACAGGCAGATGGTTCTGGTGTAAAGCTCTTATTAACTGCTCATAACTTTGCATATGTTGGTGCTGGTGCTGACTATACTAATGACCCCTCACTTGCTGTTCAGGCAAACGAAGTAGAAGAACTGAACAGTGGTAAAGTATTCTATTCGTCAACTGACCAAGACGGTGACTTCCGTGTTGGTGATGCGTTTACAGTTGATCAAACTACTGGTAATGTCCAATTCCAAGCAACATCAACTGCTCAGTCTGCTGCAAACATCACACTGAGTGATGGAACTGGTACTACAAACATTTATCCTGCATATATTGAAACTGGAAACTTGCGATTAGCAGGTAACAGTATGACCTCTACAACAGGTCAGGTAATCGTTGACCCTGCTGGTAACGAAGACTTTGTTGTTAACGCTGAAACAATCGTTAAAGAGGCAGTTTACTTTGATACTAATAAGTCAGTTGCTTTTGGTAGTGTTGTACAAGGTACTCTAAACGTTACTGGATTTGGAGATGCTACTCTCTTTGGTTCATCTGAAGCATCTAACTTCTCTAAGAGATCTTTCGTTGTATTTAAAAATCAGTTAGGAAGTTTAAATTTAACTGGTGCTGGTACTGGATATGCTGGTGGTCAACAACCAATTGCGGTCACATCTAATCCATTCCAGGCAGCAACTGCTACTTGTACTCTTAATGCTACTGGTGAATTAAAGACAGTTAATTTAACTAATAGAGGAACAGATTATACAGTAGCACCTACTGTTGCTTTTAGTTCTGGTACTGGTTCTGGTACTCCTGTTCTAGGAAATGGTAGTAGACTTGTTGACGTAGAACTTATTGCTGGTGGTTCTGGATTTGTTGCTCCAACAGCTGTAATTGATGATCCTCCTCAGCAGTCATTTACTGCAGGTGCAACTAATGTAAGTGTTGATGATGATACTATTACTATTACCAACCATACATTTGAAACTGGTTGGGAGATGTCATATGATGCAACAACTCTTGATGGAACTGCTACCACACCAGGTGGACTTACAAGTGGAACTACTTACTATGCAATTAGAGTAGACGAAAATACTCTTAAAGTTGCAGCTAATGCAACTGATGCTGGCAATGGAACTGCAATTAATTTAACTTCTGCAGGATCTGGATCACAATTCTTCCAAGGTGTAACTGCTACTGTCACAGTTCAACACTCAGCTGGTGCCATAACTGGATTTACAGTTACTAATGCTGGTACTGGTTATTCTACTAGTGCTGGTATTACTGTTACTGACTCAGCAGGAAGTGGAGAGAATACTGTAACGAAACTTGGTTTTAGTGTA